AACGGCTCATCCTCCTCCGTCGGAGGGAACACGAGGACAAACGCCGTAATGTCCATCGTAGAGGAAAGGTCAAGACCACCGTAGCAAACACGCCCCTCCAAGGACTCGGCATCCACGGGCATGGCACACGCATCCCACTTATCCATCGGCATCCACCGTACAGACTGCTTGACCCACTGATTCAACCGCAGCTGACGAAAACTGTTCTCCTCGGCGGGATTCTGCCGTGCAGAGTCACACGCCGCCTGTACCTTGTCGATGCCGACCGTGATGCCGAGGGACGGATTCGACCGTTTCCAGACCTCGGGATCTGTCCAATCCTCATCTTCCTTCGCTCCATAGATCACGGGATAGAAGGTCGGGTCAATCTTTCGACCTTCCAGAATGTCTTTCGCTTTCTGGTGCGTCTCGTAGCAGATGGACTGTGTATCCGTCCCCGCCGTGGTGATGAGGAAGTAAAGCGGCTGCATTCGCGCATCGCCGGAGCCTTTCGTCATAACGTCAAAGAGCTTGCGGTTCGGCTGCGTGTGCAGCTCGTCAAACACAACGCCGTGGATATTGAAACCATGCTTTGAATAGGCTTCTGCCGAAAGCACCTGATAGAAGCTGTTCGTCGGCAAATACACCATACGCTTCTGGGACGCGAGAATCTTTACCCGTTTGCCGAGTGCGGGACACATACGCACCATATCTGCTGCGACCTCAAAGACGATGCTCGCCTGCTGACGGTCAGCGGCACAGCCATACACTTCGGCTCGCTCCTCCCCATCGCCGCAGCAAAGGAGAAGTGCAACGGCGGCCGCGAGTTCGCTGTTGTGCGTCGGAACGAAGGATTCCCCTACCAGATAACAGTGACTTGCGCTGTCCACTTGAATGCACTGCATGAGGACTCTCTCTGAGAGCGGCACGATGTCTGCCAGATAATGAAAACAGGCGCGAGTGACGGGCAGGTTTCTTCCCTCGATCTGCAGCGTCTTTGCCACAGGGATTCGGATGATGGAGCGGCTGGCTTCTTTCTCGTTATCTGTATACCGCTCTCGGTACTTCATTGTTCGGCGATAGATTTCACCCGTTGTCCAAAGTACGGAGCGCGGCTTCCCAATAATGTACTCCACATTCCAGAGATGCCGCTCTCCCGCAACAATGGAAGAACCGTCGCGGAAGGTCAGCCGATAGGCTTGCTCCGTATCATCCACATCGCTTTTGGCGACAACACGGCAGGGCTGCCCGTTTTCGTCAAAAACGGTATCTCCCACGCGAATGTCGCCCATTGTGGTAAATCCGCTTGGTGTGGGGATTTTCGTGTCAAGAGCAAGCTGTTTTCCTTGTTTCTTTGGAATCTCAACGTATGCCGTGTTGAACTGCCGATAGCCGTTCGGCTTCAGAATTCCGAAAATGTCTCGGATAATGCGCTCCTGCCAGTCGATGAGTTCAAAGGGCTTTCCTGCCCACGTCCCCTTCGTATGGCACAGGCACTCGATGAAGCCCACGGCATAATCCGCAGCGGCTTTGTCATAGTGTGCGTCCTCTGCCATGAACTTTGTCGGCTTGTAGTCCGTCAGTTTCCGCAAGCAATCACCCCCATCAAAAAAGAGCCGCTGTCAGCGACTCAAAAACACAGAAACGAGAAGCAGCCCCGAAGGGCTGTTTTCTTGTTCGGCGTAGCTTAGATGCGCTTCATGCACCAAGCCATCGCGTGCCCGCCGTCCTCAAAAAGCTCAGTGGCGGCTTCGACAAGGTTCAAGCGGCATTCGATGTCCGCAAAGCCCGTCTCCTCCGGCGTTTCAACCATCTCGTAGATGGCTGCGTGGAAGCCCCAGCACTCCATCCCGACCACAAGAATCTGCTCGCCGTAGCGAAGGATCGCGCCGCTCGTCGCGAACCGCATCTCATCGAGGTGCTCCATCGTGGTGGTCTTCGGCCATCTTGCTTCTGCGTTTCTCATTTTGTGTTCCTCTCTTTCTGTGTGTAGGTTGTTCCCTTCGTCATGTGTATATATCACTCTAAACGCAGGATATAGCAAGTCATATTTCGGATAAACTACACTTATTTTTCGAGAGAAACACAGCCCCGAAGGGCTGTGTAAAATCCGTTAAACGCTCTCTTCGCCCGCGAGAATAAAGCGCACATATGCGGCGCGGTCATCCTCAATGAAGCATATCAACTCATAGAAGCCGCTCTCGAATGCCATGCGCTGCACGGAGGGAATGTCGAACATATTCACCCGCCCGGAGTCGCGGATATCCCTGATCTGGGAAACAATCTTCTCGTTCATCCCTTGCCGCCTTTCTCTGCGATGCGGAAGGAGTCCACACCGGGGATCAGACTGAGCGAGGAGCCTGTCTCCCATCGGACGAGAATCTGCCCCGCATCATCAACGCCCAGAATCTCGCCCATCGTTCCTGTCGGTGGGGCTTGCGGATCGTCCATGCCGAGGAGTTCCACCTTCGTCCCTCGCGGATACCTCTCTCGAAGTGCAGCGAGCTGTTCTTTACTCGGAAACCGCATGATTCTCAGCCCCCTTCCGATGTCCGCTCTTGAAGGCACTGCTGCCCGTGAGGTTCTGCATGAGAATCTTGCGACTCTCCTTGTAGGCACTGCCGATCATGCCGAGACGCAGGAGGAAGCAACGGAAGGCGTATTTCTCGTTGTCCACAATTTTCTCCTTCGCCGTGACGCGCTTCTGCGTCCGTGCCATCTCGCAGAGTTTGCTGATGAAGGCGGCATAAGCCTTCGCCGTCTCGTCGGTGATTGTGCCGTGCAGCCATGCAAAGGTGATGCGGTCATCGGTGAGCGTATAGGTCGCTTCCTTGATGTCAAAGGCGTGGCGAATCAGCCGTCCTTTGCTCAGAAGGAGTGCGTCCAGATTCTGCAGTGCCGTCTCAGTGAAAAGGCTGCGCGGGAGGCTGATGGAAAGGCTGTCCTCATCGGGTTCTGCCGTTTCCGTCGGGGTGGAATTGTTCTGCGCCGTGTCCGCGCAGGGAGTCTCGCTCGTCGCCGTTTCCGCTGTGGTCGCCCACTTTGCCGCCGTGTCCCCGCAGGAAGCCGAGTTCTCCTCGTCCTCGGACATGAAGCCCGCCTCGCGCAGTGTCGTGCGCACACGTGCCACAGTCGCTTCGTCAGCCCCATCGTCGAAGCAAAGGCTGCCGTCCTTCGTGATCTCGAATGCGCCGACCTTGTAGGAAAAGCTCGGTGCACCGCAGTAGACGGGCTTCGTGTCGAGCGCCTTGCCGACGATCCCGACCATCGCCTTGCGCTCTTCCTTTTGGATGTTGTAATTGACCTTCATGGTGATTACCTCCTTCATGTACTTTGGTCATTACATTCATCACTCACGTGGGAAGAATTAGCAAGCGGATTCTGTTGTATACACCGAATACCTAAAATGTGCAATTCCTGTAAGGACGTAGAACACACAGGGAAGTGCGACGCCGTTCCCCCACATCTTGTACTCTGCCGCATCCGAGTGCGGATTCCTGAGCCATCTGCGAATCTGGGCATCGGTCTTGGGCTTCTTGCCGCCCGTGATCTTTCGGTGCGTCTCAAAGACCGCGCGCCAGAACGTCATCTCTTCCTCGGTGGGATTGTCGGTTTCCAGTCCCGCGCACCATCCATCGGGAAAGCCCTGCAAGCATCCGCACTCGGTTGGTGTCAGCCGACGTACGGCATAGACGGGCTGATTGACGACCATCGGGTCTTTATAATCCCGTGCCATCAGCGTCGGGCATTTCTCCTTTGCAAAATGAGAGTGACAGCCCGTGGTCATGGCATAGACCGCATGACGGTCGGCAGTGTTGAGCGTAAAACTCACATCCTCTGCGATGCCACTTCCCTGCGGGCCGTTCTTTTCGGAGCGTCCGATCATCGAGCCTTGGAGCGAAACGACTGCAACACCCCCTTGACAGCACGAGGGATTTCCACCATTCTTATCTACTGTCCGCGCCGTCTCCGTCTCATAGATGCCTGAGTGTGGATTGTCCGATTTCATGGCATTGGACTGGAACGAGGAGATGCCGTATGCCTGTACGTCCTTCAATACAAGCGGCTGATTGTTGCCGCCCGTACCATAGTGACGGGAAATCGTCGGTGCAACGGGGAGAGGACCGCTATACCGTGCGTCTGCACCATGTGACTCGAATACGGCGGGTACTTTTCCCGCACGAAGCGTCGGAGATTTCTCTTCCGCATAGCCGATACCTCGACTATGTGCAGAATGCTCGGTACAGAAACCTGCACTTACCCTCTCGCTTGCCGTTCCAGTGCCATCCGCAAACTTTCGGGCAGCGCTTTGCCACGAAGCGAAGCACGGCGCAAGATCCCGACGCACGCTTTCGGTGTCAAATAGTATCTCTCCGGCACTTGATCCTCCAAAAT